GCGGAAGCGACATTCCAGATACCGGATGTGACCAAGGTGCTGGCGGTGCCGGATCTGCTGAAGATCTACATGGAGCCGGCGGTAGCGGCGATCGCGCAGAAGATCGAAAGCGATCTCCTGGCGTTGTACGCGGGGTTCACGGCGAACAGTCCGGTGGGTACGGCGGGGACGCCGATCACGGAAGCCATCATCGACGCGGCGGAGACGGCGCTGTTTTTGGCGAAAGTGCCGCCGAGCGATCAGAAGTTCATCGTGGTAGACGCGGCGACGTATTCGGCGTGGCGGCAGATTCCGCGGTTCAGCGAATTCCAGACGGCGGGGGACGCGGGACTTCGGACGTTGATCGACGGGACCGTAGGGAAGATCAAGGACTTCTTCGTATTCCGGTCGCAGTTCGTGCAGAAGACGGGCAGCACTCCGGTGACAACGCACAATCTGGCGTTCACGAAGAGCGCCCTGGGCCTGGTGGTGCGGCGGTTGCCGCAGCCGCTTCCGGGGACTGGCGCGATCGCGGAGTACGCGGAACTGGGCAACTTCGGGATGCGGGTGGTGATGAGCTACCAGCCGAACACGCTGGCGCAGCAGTTCACGGTAGACGTGCTGTACGGGTGCGGAGTGCTGCGGAACTCGTCGGGTGTGCAAGTGAACACCTAGGAGTGAGACGGCATCCCGTCCCTGAGGGGGCGGGATGCCGGTGTCCGAGCTTCGCTCGGATTGGCAAGCTGAAGCGTGCCCCACCAAGGCAATCCGAGCTGCGCTCGGATGCGCCGGCTGAAAGCCGGCGGCAGCCAAGATTGGCTGCCCCACGAGGTGGCAGTGCACAAGACTAAGGAGAAAAGGAAGACACATGGATTTACAGGTGTATTACCAGAAAATTCGCGAAACGGAAGCGAGCATTGGGGATGCGTTTCCGCTGGTGGTGAGCTTGGAGACGGCGGACGGGGGCAAGGGCGGGACGAAGACCGAAGTGGCGCGCCGGCTGGCCGCCAAGCTGCTAGTGGAGGGCATGGTCCGCCTGGCAACGAAGGACGAGGCGAAGGCGTATCGCGAGGCGTTAGGGGAGGCCAAGCGAGCGGCGGAGCGGGAGGTGGCGGCGGCAAGGCTCCAGTTGACGGTGTTATCCACGACGGAGTTGGACCGGCTGCGGAGCGAGGCGCGGAAAACGAAAGAGTAGGCGGCACACGATGGCATTGTTCACGGACTGCGCGGTAACGAGCATCGAAGATCTGAGGGGGCACGACACACAGCTGCTAAATGTGGCCACGGTCGAGGGTATCGACGTGACCCTGAAGCTGGCGTTGGCACATGAGGAACTGTCGATTGAGGTGGGGGGAATGCTGGGCCGGCTGGGGCTGGAGGGGCAACTGAGTGCCGCGCCCGCGGTGGAGCAGGTGGTGATGACACCGCCGCTCAAGCTCTGGCATGTTTTCCGGACGCTGGAGATGGTATACGCGGATGCATACAACAGTCAACTGAACGACCGGTATGGGGGAAAGCGGGACGAATACCACGCGAGGGTGAGGTGGGCGTACGGTCAGGCGCTCCTGACCGGTCTGGGAATCGCAACGGACCCGGTGAAGCAGGCGGCGGCACCGGTGGTACTGGCATCGGCCGGCAGCCTGACAGACGGGGCCTACTACGTCGCCATCGCGTGGACGAATATGGCGGGCGAAGAGGGGGCCAGTTCCGTGCCGGCAATGATGCAGGTCTCGGGTGGTTCCTTCACGGTAGAGACGAGCACACCGCCGAGGGTCACGGGATGGAACGTCTACAGCGGGACGACCCTGTCGAGCTTGACGATCCAGAACGCGCAGCTTTTGACGCCGGAGCAGACGTGGGTGCAGCCGGATACATTGTCCACAACCGGACGGCTGGCAGGCAGCGGGCAAGCGCCGAGTTACTGGGTGCCAGTACAGCGAACGATACAGAGGGGCTGATGACGAGCAAAATCGGAAGCGCGGCGACGGGCAAGGTACTGGAGCGGATGGCGGGGCCGGGAGGGGTGAATGCCAGCCTGGGGGCGGTGACAGGGGGGGCGCCGGAGCTGGCCAGGCTGGTAGACACTTCGCAGATACGCGCGCAAAACGTCGCGGCGCCGGTGGCGGAGCATGCACTGGGCGTGAAGTACCCGGCGGTAAACGTCTACTGCGAAAAGATCGTAAACGATCTGCGGCAGAAGTTCCAGACATTCTCGGGGCAGGTGGAAATGGCGATCGAGGTACGGCAATCGCAGGACCGGTTAGAGGGGATTGAAGACAGCCTGGAACTGTATGTGGATGCGGCCATGCGGATGCTGGACGGGAGCCGGGGCGATTGGGGCGACGGGATGTACTACGGCGGCGGATACCAGGTGGCGTTCGGAGCGGTGAAGCAGGGCGGGAAGAATTTCATACAGGTGGCAAAAGTCACTTTTCAGATCGGAGTGAACAGGAACTAGCATGTCTACATATATTTCCTCCAACGCGAATCGATTCTACACGGCGCTGGAGAGTGGGTATGGAAGTGTGGGATCGATCACGGCGGCGAACCGGATTCCGGCGGTGAAGCTGGGGATCCAGCAGACGGTGGCAGCAGGGACGCGGCGCGACAAAACGGGGAGCCGGACGTTCGCGGGTGTGCCGGCCGGAGTGAGGCGGCGCACGGATTTCACACTGCAAACGTACTTGACGAGCTGGGACAAGACGACAGCGGGTCCGGGTTACGGTCCGCTATTCGAAGCGACGATGGGCGGGAGTCCGGCGGGGTTCGCAGGCGGGACGGTGGCGTCCAGCACGGCGGAGGGGCGACTGGGATTCGGCGCGGCGCACGGGTTAGTAGCGGGGCAGGCAGTGTGCTGCGCGGGCGAAATCCGGTTTGTGGCGGCGATTGTGGATGTGCATACGGTACAACTGAATGCGCCATTTCTGGTCCTGCCGGCGGCGGGGGCGGCAATCACGGCGACGGTGACGTACGGTCCGGCGACGGAGTTGAAGAGCGTGAGCATCTTCGATTACTGGAGCCCGGCGACGGCGGTGCAGCGACTGCTATGCGGAGCCGGAGTGAACCAGATGGAAATCCTGGTGAACGGGGATTACCACGAATTCACCTTCAGCGGGATTGCGAAGGACTTGCTGGACAGCGCGAGCTTCGAGAGCGGGGCGGCGCAATTGCAGAGCTTTCCGGCGGAACCGGCCGTGGCGGAGTTCGACTACTCGATTGTGCCGGGGAACATGGGGCAGGCGTGGTTGGGAACGGGGCCATCGAAGTTCTGCACGATCACGGCGGCGACGATCACGGTGAAGAACTCGTTGGACACGCGGGAACGGGAATTCGGCGTAAGCGGGGCGTGCTCCGGGGTGCGGGCGATTTCGCCGGGAGAGCGCACGGTGACGGCGGCCCTGGACCTGTACACGCGGGATGACGATGCGACGACAGAACTGTACCAGGCGGCGCGGCAGCAATCGCCGATCAGCGTGATGTTCCAACTAGGCGAGGCCGAGGGGCAGTTGATGGGCGTGTATCTGAAGAGCGTAGTGCCGGAAGTGCCGGAGTTCGACGATACCCAAAACAGGCTGCAGTGGCGATTCCGGGCATCGCGGGCACAGGGGACCGCGGACGATGAAATTTCCGTGGCATTCGGATAGGAAGAAGGCGGCGGATGGGGTGGCCGGAGGCAGTTACGCGAGCGAATCGGTGGTGGAATCGCGGACGGTTCCGGGGGTAAAGCTCACGATCGCGAAGATGTCCTTCGGGCGACGGGTAGAATTGATGCGGCGGGTGCGGGAACTGGCGCGGAGGACGGAGTTTCTGGCGGCCAGCGAAGAGGCGGGCGAGCGGATGGACGCGGCGCTGCTCCACGCCGAGATCGAACGGCTCTATGTGATGTGGGGCGTGAAGGCGGTCTCGGGGCTGGCGGTGGATGGAAGTGTCGCGGGCCCGGAACTGCTGGCCGAGGCCGGTCCCGAGGCACTATTCCGGGAGGCTTTGGCAGCAGTTCGCAGAGAGACCGGGTTAAGCGAAGAAGAACGAAAAAACTCCTAGTCGCCTTCCATTTTCAATTCTCCAACCAGGCCGGTTGGAAGTGCGACGCATGCCGGAGGAGCGGCCTGGAGCAGCGCCGACGGTGCGGATGGCTGGGGTTGCCGCACAACGGCAGAGCGGCGCCGGTGTGGGCGCGCAAGACGGTGGCAACGGAGAGCTGCCCCAAGTCCTACATTACAGCGGAGAGCGAAGGGCTGGTGGAAGACTTCCTGGTGCGGCGACGGCTCGGGGGGATGGATTTCGGGGAATTAAGCGCGCGGCAAGTGGAGGGGTTCCTGATACTGGAGCTGGCGTTGGCGGCGGAATTGGGGAGAGACGGGGACAGTTCAGCGGAGAGGCGCTAGCCCCGGGGTTCACTTAAAGGCGGAAGGGTGATCACGCGGCAGTATTTGAGAGGGACGCGGTGGTCTTGACGCGGAGACGCGGAGGCGCGGAGGAAGAGGCGGAGAGCACGGTTGCGGGGGAGATCGAAGGCTCACACGTACGGCGGGTGGCACGCGGAGCAAGCGGAGTACGCGGAGGAAAGAAGTCCGAGCTTCGCTCGGATTGACAGGCTGAAGCCTGCCCCACCAAAAGCACGGAGGCAAGATGGCGAGCACAACACAAGAAGAGCTTTATCAAACTTTTCTGACGGTAGCGGGGCAACAGGCGTCGGCCCTGGGGGATGCCACGGCGTTGCTGGCCGATGCGATCGCGCAAGCGAGCCAACAGCAGAGCACTAAGCCGGCACCGGCGGCGGAGCAGCCAACGTCGGCCGCAGGGGATACCACGGCGTTGATGGCCGATGTGATCGCGCAGGTCGGCGCACAGCAGAGTAGTAGCCCGGCGCCAGTGGTGGCAAGCCAGGCGCAGACGGGCACCCAGACAGGGTCGAACAGCGGCGGGAGCACGGCGGGAACGGTGGCGACGACGATGTTGGAGGCCCAGTTGGGACTGCCTATACTGATCGCCGGGCTGATGAAAGCTTTTGGCGGAGGAGGGTCGTCAACGCCCGCGCCGCTAGTGAAATACGCGATGCCGGCGGCGGTGGATTTCCAGGCAGTGGAGAGCCAGGGACAGGTGAGCGGTCTGGATTACGACCAGACGGGAACGCCGCGGAGTTACGCGGCAGCGGGGACGAGCGAAACGGCGAGTGGCGGGACGAGTGGCGGCAGGAGCGGGAGTGGCGCGGCGCCGCAGATCACCTTCAACGTGCAGGCAATGGATGCACGCTCCTTTATGGACCGGAGCGGCGACATCGCGGCGGCAGTGCGGGACGCGATGCTCAATCTGAACTCGATCAACGACGTAGTGAACGACCTTTGATATGGCAACCTTTCCTAAATTAAAAACCAGTGCGATCGCGCAGTACCCGCTGGCGCGACGCACGCAGTTCCAGAACCGGACGGTACGTTTCGTGGATGGCAGCGAACAACGGTATCGCGATTCGGCAGGCGGGCGACTGCAGTGGGAGATCCGGTTGAGCGAACTGGACGAGGGCGAACTGGCGGCGATTGAGGAATTTTTTCTTGCCAGCCAGGGAGCATTCGGCAGTTTTTCCTTCACGGACCCATGGGATGGGTAGGTATACGACAACTGCAGTGTGGCGGCAGACGAACTGGCGCTGGCGACGGTGGCGGAAATGCGCGGGGGCACGCAGCTCACCATAGTACGGAACATTTGAAGCTCATGACAACATACCCACAACTCGGAAGCGGTGCGCTGAGCCAATTCCCGGTGCAGAAGAACCGGCGGGCACGGACGGTGGTGAATCAGGCCGCCGATGGCAGCAGGATCAAGCTGGCGGATCCGGCGGCCAGGGTAACGGAATGGGTGCTGACCTACGCGGATCTGAGCGATGAAGAGGCAACGGCGCTGCTGGGATTTTTTGCGGTGACGGAAGGTACGCTGAACGGGTTCACGTTCCTGGATCCGGCGGGGAACCTTCTTGCCTGGAGCGAGCAACTCCACGAAGACGTCTGGCAAAAGGATCCACTACTGAGCCTGACGCCCGGGATCGCCGATCCACGGGGAGGCACGCAAGCGTGGCGGCTAAGCAACAGTGGGGGAGCGGCGCAAGCGTTGGGGCAAACGCTGGCAGCGCCCGGACAATACCAGTACTGTCTGAGCGCCTACGTGCGAGCGGCGACGGCGACCAGCGTAGGGTTGAGGGCGGGCAACCAAGCGGCGCAACGGGCGGTGACAGGCCAGTGGACGCGGATCGCCTGGACGACCAGTGGAGACGCACAGGCCAGCTCGGTGCGATTCGGGATGGAGATCGGGGCGGGCGAAGCAGCGGAAGTGTATGGGCTGCAGGTGGAAGCGCAAGGGGCGGCGTCGGGCTACAAGGCCAGCACGCTGGGAGGGGTTTACGAAGAGGCGCACCTGGGCGACGATGTGCTGACGATTACGAGCACCGACGCGAATCGCCATTCCTGCACGGTGAAGATCATTCATGCAAACCATCTTTGAGCTGAAAGAGCAAGCTGTCACGGACACGCCGCTGCTGCTGTTCGACTGCGTACTCTCCGATGGACGAACGGAGCACTGGAGTACGCACGCCGTGTCGGTGGGGGGAGTGGCCTACAGCGCGAGGTTACTGGGGCACAATGTATTCGAGCTTCAATCGTCGTCCGGTCAAGGGATCGACGGTGTGCCGAAGGTCTCGCTAGTGCTGGCGAACGCGGATTCCCACTGTTCGGAGATCGAACGGGCGACCGGGTGGAAGGGTGCGCGGCTGACGGCCGGCCTGGTGTTCTACGATTTACGGAACGGTGTGCCGTTGACGGACCGATCGGTGATATTCCAGGGGATCTGCAACCCGCCGGACGAGATTCTGGAAGCCACGTTTCGCATCACGGCGACCAATCGGATGAACCTGCAAAGGCTGTTGCTGCCACAGGTGCGGATCCAGCGGCGGTGCCCATGGGAGTTCCCGAGCGGCGAGCCGCAGCGCACGGAGGCGATGGATGGCGGCGCGAGCGGGAAGTACTCGCGGTATTATCGCTGCGGCTACTCGCCGGGGGTGACGGGCGGAACCGGCACATTGGACGGCAGCGTGCCCTTTGCCGGCTGCGGCTATACGAGGACGGACTGCCAGGCGCGGGGGATGTTCCGCAACTTCGGGGGCCTGGAGTTCGTGCCTCCGGAGATTTCGGTAAGGGCCTACGGAAAGAGCTCCACGACTTCGGCAGTCGCAGTGAACGGAGCCCGATACAACGACTTTGTGCCGATGATCTACGGCACGGCATGGTACAACCCGCCGGTAGTGTTCGGGCGCAACGACGGCAACCTGACGCGCATGGAAGTGCTGCTGGGGTTGGGCGAGATGCACGGAGTACTGACGGTCCTGGTAAACGGCTACGAGATCCCCGCGGGGGTAATCGGGACCAACATGACGGGGACCGGCTGGTACAACATTCCGACGCTGGGCACGCGAACGGGCGCCTTCGACCTGAATTTCCTGGATGGCAGCGGGCAACCATCGGGAGATCCATACGGCAGTATGGCGTACCTGTCAGTGGTGGTGCCGAACCGGATCAACAACGGAACGACTCTCCCCAAGGTGACGGTGCTGGCGCAGGGGCTGAGACTGCCGGTATATGGAACCGACGGGAGCTACATCGGAGAGGAGTTTTCGAGCAACACGGCATGGGTGCTGCTGGATATCCTGCGACGGGCGGGTTGGAGCCTGACGGAAATCGACGTGACGAGCTTCGCGGCGGCGGCGGCGTACTGCGATGAACAGATTGCAGCGCTAGATCTTTATGGGAACACGATTCAGTTGCCGCGATTCCAGTGCAACCTGGTTCTGGAAACGCGCAGGGCAGCGGGCGACCTGGTGCGGGGGGTTCGCAACTCATCGCGACTGATGTTGACGTACGGAGCGAACGGGGCGCTCGAATTGCGGGTGGAGAACTCGATGGCCCTGGAGATGCCGGCCAAACCAGCGTGGTCCAACAGCGGGGGACCGCTGGAGGGCGGGTGGCCGAGCTACGAATTCGGCGATGGGAGCAACGGGATTTCGGGCCTCATGCGGAAGCCGTCCGGCGAGCCGAGCTTCCGGGTTTATACGCGGAGCATCGCGGACACACCCAACCTGTTCACGGTGGAGTTTCAAGATTCGCTGAACGAATACCAACAGGACAGTTTTTCGCTGGTAGACGCCGACGACGTGGCGCGCAGCGGGCAGGAAGTGACGCAGACGGCGGCAGCGTTGGGGATCGCGAATTTCGACCAGGCGGCGCGGATATTGAAGTTGAACCTGGATCGCTCAGTGCGGGGCAACACGTACGTAGAGTTCGAGACAAGTGTGAAGTCGTTCGGAATCCGGCCGGGAGATTTGATCACGGTCACGTATCTTAAGGAGGGGCTGAACCGGCAGGCGTTCCGGGTACTGAAGATCGCGCCGGGGCCGAACCACCGCACCTCGACGATTACGGGACAGATTCATGACGATTCGTGGTACGCCGATAGCAACGGGCAGGTAACGTCGGCCAGCGGCGGCCGGCGCCAGGGCGGCGCCGGCATCGGCGTTCCACGCCCGTTGCTCGGCACTGTTCTGGATGCTGAGGGCAACATCCAATTCGGAGTCGAGGAATCGGCAACCACGGCGGGCGACGGCACGGTGCAGACGAACCTACGGGTGGGGTTCGTGACACCAGCCGTCGCCGCGGCGGCGGGGCCGGGAATCCCGCTGCTGAGCCTGGCGGCAACGCTAGGGACGGGCGGAACGCTGCAAGGCGGCCAGACGCTTTACTACGCGGTGTCCGGGGTGGACGGGTCGGGAAATGAGAGTGTGCTCTCCTTCATTGTCCGCGCGGTCACGTTGAGCGACGGGGGCAGCGTGACGCTGGGCGGCCTGAGCTTTTCGCCAGACACAGTGAGCTTCGACGCCTATCGCGGGAGTACGCCGGCGCAACTGTTCCGGATCGCCTCGAACCAAGCGATTGCGGCTCAGTTCACAGATACGGGGCTCGCCAAGCAGTTGATCGCCCCGCCGGACCCCAACTTCGACCACGCGAATTTCTATTGGCGGATGGAACTGCAACCGGAGAACGCAGTGACGATTCACAGTGCGGCGTCGGTGGGAAACGACGGACTGCACATGACGGCAAACCGGTACCTGAGCATGATCGTGCGGATCACCCGGGGCCTGGGCGCGGGACAGGAACGGGCGATCACGGCCAATACGGGGACAACACTCTCGGTATCGCCGGGATGGACGGTGGTACCGGATGCGAGCAGCTTCTTCGTGGTGGCGGAGACAGGATGGCAGTTTGGAGCGCTTGCAAACAGCAGCGCGGTGCAGCTCGCGGTGCCGAACCGCGGCGGCGAGACGGTGGAGGTATGCGGACGCGCGGCGAACGTAAACGACCTGGAGTGCGCCGCCGAGCTATCGACGGTGACGCGATGGCAGATCGGCGGCAGCGGAACGAGCGACGCGGACGTTCCTCCGGAGCCGTACTTCGGGTTGGGGGCCGGGCAGGGCGGCGGCACTGTGGAGCTGAGCGGGGTGTCGTTTACCGATCTGACAAACACGACCACAATCGCGGCGGCCACGTTAACGATGCACTACTGGGACGAGCTGAGCGGGTTGCCGGCGTTGGGGCTGGCGGCGGATGTCACGGCGGGGGCAACGCAGATGGATTTCATCTCGGCGAGTTCAGCAGTGGCCGGGGATTATTGCCAAGTAGGCAGGGAAGTAATGCTGATCACGGCGGTGCAACTGAGCGGGAGACGGTACCAAGTGACGCGGGGGGCACATGGATCGACGGCGGCAGCACATTCGTTGGCGGCAAACGCGGTGACGTTTGGGTTCTACAACTCCTACGGCACGGGGTACGCCCACACGATCACGATTGGAGCGAGCACCTACACTCATGCACAGTTGGCGGGGGATGGGAGCGGCGATATCGCAACGGCGCTCGGGGCGCTAATCACGGCGGCGGGGGATGTGAATGCGACGGCGACGGTGAGCGCGAATAACGTCACGGTGAACCCACGCGCGGCGGTGCAGTCCGCGGTGACGTGTTCGGCAAGCGACGGGAACGCGGCGGGGACGATTCAGGCGGGAGCGCGGGTGTACGCGCTGAAGGTGAAGACGGCGATCGCGGCCTTCCCGCCGGACTTCTTTGGGAGTCCCTACAGCGGAAGTTGGAGCCAGGCAGTGACGCTGCCCGACGTACGAGTGGCAAGCGCTGAGTTGTTGGTGACGAACGCCCGCGGCAACAGTCCGTAGAGGAGCATCTGCCTGACCAGCTCGGTGGACCAAGGACTGCGAACGCTTTCGGGAGGGCAATACTCGATTCAGGTGGACGGGTATCTGGCGGTGGAATCGGCGGTGGCTCCCGCTCTGGTGGTGGAAGCGGCGCACTCGGTACGGGATGTCTTCGCGGTGCTGGGGAGTGTGGCTGACGCGGTAGTGATCCTGCGAGTGGACGTGGATGGCTCTCCCTACTGCACGCTATCAATTCCGGCCGGCACGACAGCGTCGGCGGCTGCCGACGGGAATGTAACGGGGCCGCTGGCGACGGGCGCGCGGGTGACGCTGGCGGTGCTTTCGGTGGGACAGACGTATCCGGGGGCTAATCTCACGGTGCTGATTCGACTCTAATGGAACAACTCACCAAACTGCGTCCGGACCGGGACATGCAGTGCTACTTTGAACGGCCGTCAGCGGTGGCGGCGCTGAGCGGCGCATCGGCGAGCGGGTTCACGGTTTCGGGATGCTGGCGGCAACAATCCGACTGGGCGGTGATCGAGTGGAATCGCGACAATGTGTTCGAACACCCGGCGCTGCGCAATCTGCCGGACGGCGACTTGAGCGGAATCACGCTGAGCTACCGGGAAGCGCGGACGAATTGCATTCCGCTGGATTCCACGCTATACGCGACGGTGGATTGGCCCTATCTGCGGGTGTGGTTAGAAACAAGCGGGGTGACACCGTACTATGTGAGGTTGGCGGACTATGCGACCGCGGTGGGCGGGTATGCGGACGCGACGGTGCAGTTTGAGTTGCAGGGAGCGGCGACCGCGGGCGACTATATCGAGCTGGCCTGGCTGAATCAACACTTCAATTACCGTCTGGTGAGCACGGACACGCTGGAGACGGCGGCGGGATTCCTGGCGGCGGCGATCACGGCGAATCAGGCAGCGGGCGGAGTGAGCGCTACGGCCAGCGGCACGCAGATCGTGCTGACGTGGCATGGGGCGCCGGGATCGAATGGAAACCGCATCGGCGTATATGGGACGGTGCACGGATCGGGGACGGAAAGGTGGGCACCGGCGTCAGGGAAGTTTGCAGGCGGAGCGAGTCCGGCGGCGTGGCAGATTAGTCTGCCATTCGGATCGTTGCTGGATAAAGATGGCGCCACGGTGACAATGACGAACGTGCGCAAGATGCGCTGGACGTGGGCGGCGGATCTACAGAGCGGGACCTTCGCGCGCAGCGAGTTCGCGGTGGCGGTGACGAACTGGAGCGTGAGCGGGACGAAACTGCAGTACTCCGTGGCCGGAACGGGGAGCCTTCGCATCGAGGACGACTCGGCGGCAGTCGCTTACGCGGGGAATTGGACGGAGGCTCGGGGGAATTACTCGGGGGGGTCGATCCGGTGGACGAGCACGCCGGGGGCACGCGTGAGTTGCACGTACTCGGCGAACGGGGATCATTGGCTGTATCTCGGGACGCGCCTGTTGGACAACGGCGGGCAGGTCGCGGTGCAGGTAGATGGAAGCACCCCGGTGACGCTGGTTCTGGCGAAAGCGTCGGAGGATGTGCTGGTGCGGTTGCCAGTGGCGGCGCTGCCGGGCCAGATGCAGCACAGGGTGACGGTCACACACACCGGTACGGCGGGGAAGGCGGTCTATTTCGATTTTCTAGAGGTCGCGTATGCGAGCGCCACGTTGCCGGACTTCGGCCGGATGGAAAAGACGACGCTGGCGACCGACTGGGATACGGACCACTCATTGGCAATCGCGCCGGAGCGAACGGCGTGGCTGATCCAGAAGCTGGGGTTTCACGGCCGGGCAAACCACTACGCGGGGGCAATGTGGTTTTACGAACTCGAGCGGCAAGGACACATTTATGCAACCGGGACAGTGACATTCTCAGGACAACCTGAATTCGGCAAGACGACGCAAGTATCCCTGGGACCGACGCCGGTCGTACACCTGAACCTGATCGGCGACACGGCGGAGAGCATCGCCACGTGTTTCGCGTTGTTGATCAACGCAGGGTCCACGGGTGTGTGGGCGCGAGCGGACGGCGCGGTGCTGACGGTGGCGTCGCGGCTGATGGGGTCGGCCGGCAACGCGTTGGGAGTCAGCGTGAACACGAACAGCACGGTGTTCATGGCAGCGGCGAGCGGCGCCACGCTGGCGGGCGGAATCGACGGGATCTGGAGGACGGACACGGCGGCGCCGGTGAAACTCAATCGCGCGGCACGCGACTGGAATGGAGCGTTCCTGCTGGCATTGAAGGGCTATGGGATCGATGTGACGGCGTCGTTCAGCATGGAATTGCAGCATGGAGACGATACGCCGCAGGCGGCCCTGGCGCAACGTTACCCAAACGGCGACGCGGTTTGGCTGAACACACCGGCGCTACAGACCAATTTCGGCCCCCAGAGCACGGCGTTCTGGCAGGCGGTCTACGGCGAGATGGCGGACTTGATGGTGAGTGCCGGGGTGCAGCCCTACCTGCAATTCGGCGAAGTGCAGTGGTGGTACTTCGCGGCCGGCTCCGGGATGCCTTTTTACGACAGCTACACGACGTCCACCTTTCAAGCGCGGTACGGAAAACCGATGGCGGCGATCTTGAGCCAAAACGCCGACCCCAGCGGCTATCCGGACGAATGCGCATTCTTGCCGCAACTTATCGGAGAATTCACCAGCACGATGATGACGCACGTCCGGCAGGCGCACGCCGACGCGCGGTTTGAGGTGCTGTATCCGCCAGACGTGAACGACACGGCGTTGAACCGGCTGGTGAACTTCCCGCACGCGCACTGGACGCCGGCCAGGCTGGATTCGCTGAAGACGGAGAACTTCACGTACACGGGAGATCGCGATCTCGACAAGGCGCTGGCGTCGATTGAATTGCCGATAGAACTGGGATTTGGACGATCGCAGAGCAGCCACCTGGTAGGAATCGGCGAGTATACGACGCCATGGAGTCAGGAGCAACGGATGGCGGCGGGCGAACAACTGGAGTCGGTCGTACTGTTCGCGCTGGATCAATTCTGCCTGATTGGATATCGCCTGCCGTTGGAACGCGCGGCGCGGCGGTCGCGGTATATGGGACGATAG